AGCCAGTACTGTATTGTCTTCACTATATCTTGGTGTCATCTTTACTGTTCCATAAACTAATCTAATTACTTCTGTTCCTCCTCCAGAATACATTTCGTCTGGACTTTCCAATTCTAAATCATACTTAGCCTTACTAAAAATAAACTGATTAGTAGTTGCCGCGGGTATTTGTAACAACAGTTTTCCTTCTGCTCCAATTATTTCAAATTTATATATGCTATGGTCTACGTTAGAGGTTGAGAAAACCTGAACATTACCATCGTCTGTTGTCCAGATCAGTCTTGAACACCAGTTCGTGATATTTATCGGAGTTCCAGTATTATCTTTGTATATTAGAGATAACTTAAACGATGTTCCTTGCTCAATAGAAAAATCATATTTACTTGCTGGCATAATAATAGCCTATTAAAGATTGTTGTAAATATTGTAACTCAAGTTCTTATACACCTTATTAAAAGAAGCGGGGCCGGGTTTTTAGGCCCAGCCCCGACTTCTATTCATAGCCGATTAGGTTAGTTACGCTATTAGAGAGCGCCAACTAGAACTCTGCGGTTGTCTAGAACAGCAAAACCCTGTTCAGCCCAACCGTAGAAGCCAGCTCTCTTTGAACGATGTAGTGTATCGTCCTCGAAGATTTGAACTTCTTCGCGTACGGGCATAATGAAGGAATCACTCTTGCGTAGGTCAAGACCAACAACAACTTCAACCTTATCGTCGGCTGCGCCATTGTCAGGTAGTGTACCACTGAGAGTATCTGTATAGAACAACTGATATTCCTGACCAACACCGAGTTCATCGATGTCGTGAAGGTTAACACCGAAGATTCTGTTGATAGCGCCGTCAGCAGCAGTATAGATTTCACGACGAGTTACATCGTCAACGAGATCTAGACCCCAGTTACGAATGTCTTCCATACTTTCTGGTGAGACATAAAGATCGGTTAGGATACCACGGTTATTACTAGCCGAGTTACCGCCACCGTTTCTGCGCATAACAGTCTTCATGAGACTAACTAGACGCTTTGTAAACTGACCAGCAGAAGCGTCACTATCATAAACAACGATGTTACGATCAACACCGGCTGCCATGATGGTGTGCCATCCGTCGTCGTTCATCTTCTTAACAAACTGACTTTCGAGAACTTCCATAGCACGACCAACTACGTCCCAGCGAGCATCACGAGCATACTTTAGTAGGTAGTCGATACTAGCACCGATGTCATAAGTTGGGACCATGACGTAATCACCTTCAACATGGCGTTCTGGAATATAGCCATGATTTGGGATGGTATAAGCCACGAAGTCCTTTTCTGTGCCTGGAGCAAGAAAGTCTAATGGGAACTCAGGAGTAGCACTCTGAGCAAGCTTAATTGGCTCGAAAATACCGTCTAGGATATTTCCGCTCAATAGAGCTTGTCTTAGTGGCAACTCTAGAGCCTTAGCAAACTCGTGAGTAGCTGCTAAAGCGGTTTCTCTATTCATTGAACCAGAACGAACTAGAAGATCTGTTAGTTCTGGAGTGGGCTGAAAAGTTTTATTGTTACCTGACATTGTTTTTATCTCCCTTTATTTAGTTTAGAATTATAGATTGACCGATACTTTAGCATAACCGTTAGAATCTACGGCACTGAGGAACTGACCAACTTTGACGGTACCAGCAGCTTGAACTGTGCTAAGGACACCATTATTGGCGACATAAGCATCAGCACCAGCAGCAGGAGTTCCGGCTACGAGGTTGGTAGTAACTTGACCTTGACGTAGTAGTGTAACTTTGCCACCAACTTGTACTTCGTCTTTGTGCCAATTGATGTGCTGTCTTGTTAGATCAAGATCAACAACATCATTTAGTAGAAGACCAACTGGTTTTGCGCCAGAGGCAACTGCAGCATAAGCTACGACAGCAGTGGCATCATCCATAGATACGCCAACACCGCCAGTAACTACCGAAGCAACGCCACCACGAGTAGCGGTTGAATTCATGAAAAAAGAAACGTCTGTGAGAAGTTCGATACGATCTGGTTTTAGAGCCATTGTTAAATCTCCCTTAAAAAGTTATTTGGTGACTGTGCCTAATCTGCTGTGAACAAAATCTGCTAGAGCTGCTCGTGTCGATGACACGCTATTCTCAACTTCATTCTCTCCAACTGTTAAAGTAACGTTTTCTTCGACTTCTGCGGTCTCTAGAACAGCAGGATCAGTCGTTGCTGATGTTGTCTCTGAAGCTTTCTTCTTAGACTTCTTGTCTTCTTCGTCTGTCTTGTCTTCTGTCTTTTCTTTGAGCCAAGGTGGCATCTTACCAGCAAGAAGAACAACAGCTTCAAAAGCTTCGTCGTCTACAGATTCAAATTTATCTACAGTTGAAAGAGCAATTTCGTTATCAACACCCTTCTCTAAAAGTTGGGCAACTCTCTTCATTTTTTTCTCTTTCTTCATTGCTACTTCTTCAGACTTCTTGTAAGCAGCAACGGCTTCTAGGGCTGTGTCAAGTTCAGCTTTCATCTTCTTGACTTCTTCATCCTTTTTGGCCATTTCATCCTTCTTCTTAGCAATTGCTTCATTAAGCTCGTTTACTGTTTTTTCAAACTCAGCCTTAAGCTGCTGAACTTCTTCCTGATGAGCCTTTAGAGAATTTTGTAGTTCGTCCATATTTGTAGAAGCTACTTCAGTTACAGTTACTTCTTCAACAACAGGAGTGACTTCTGTTTGGGTTTCGATTTTTTGTTCTGTTTCTGCAACGGATGTTACTTCATTCATTGTACTGTTCTCCACTGTATTAAGGTTGGACTGATTTTTAGATACACCTGATATTACAAAATCGTCTTTTTTTTCTAATGATATATTATCATTTTTATTCAATAAATTATCTTTAGTGAAAATTATACTATCTGGATTTGCTGGTTTATCAACAAAACCCTTGCCAGAAAATGTAATTTTTCTAAGAACACGACCTATTTTATAGTCATCGTGCTCACCCAATCCTCCATATGATCTTAAATATTTCGTTAAGTATGCGGTAGCTTCGTTTCTACTTAATATTTTATATTCACCAGTAGACTTATTTATTAATCCATAATCAAACCCCTTAAAGAAACACTCCATACTTACATACTTATTTCCTTCTTCAATTTCTGCTATAAGTTTTTGTGATCTTTCTTTAAGTTCAGGAATACTATATCCACTATAGATTACAGACCCGGTTAAAATATGGTATGTATCTGGTAAATTTTCTACCGGACTATTCTCATCAATTAGTAAGCCTTCCATTGTTACTGGCCAATTAGATGTAATGTGTCCAACAATATCTGACTCATTATGTTCTAGATTAGTAGGCTTATCTTCTGGGGTATTTCTGGCCGCCCATACCTCTGACTTATCAAATATATCGTCATTTTTGTTCCAGTTTGTTGTAACCAAAATAGATTGTACATAGTATAGGTCTGAGTCATCAACAGAAGCTAAACTTTTAACATGTTTTGTTTTACTGGGAATTGTAGATGGTTCTACGTGTGATGCATAGGATACGGAAGCTGAAGCTTTTATTTTTTCTTCTAGTCCGTCAAGTTTTTCTTGTTCAAATATTTTCATAAGTATCTTCTCCATTATTCAGTATACAAATATGAATAAAATGAGGCTTTGGCCTGTTTTTGTTCTTCTACTGTGAGTGCTTTGTTTAATTTTGCAGATAATTCTTTTGACCAATTGTTATACCCCATAAATATGCTTTTTTGATCTTCTTTATCAATTGAGCTAAATATTTTCATAATGTTTTCTTGCTCAACTGTTGAAAAGGGTTGGGTGGAAAATAAGATCTTGGTCTTTAGCTCTTCTAGTTCTTTGGACTCTTCGCTAGATAATGATCTTAGATTTTTCTTTTTATAGAAGTCTAATAATATTGGATTAATAATATTGTTAATTTTATCTTGGGCGTCATTGGCCCATATAATTAAACTTGCTCCTGTTTGGGGTTTAAACACTTTTGTCTTTCGTGGCCCTGAATCTTTCGATGTTTTTGGTCTACCTTGTCCCGGTACTCCCGACAAAGATTCTGGCGAATCTTTTGCCAACTGCGTTGGTGAATTACTTGGCATCGACTGGATTTTCATCTCCATCGCACTTTTCTCACCACTCTTCTTTTTATCAAGCTCTAGGCCAACTTGGCTTGGAGCAACTGCTCCTCCTTGTAGAGCTATTTTCTTTAAAGAGTTTTCTATTTGAGGATCAAACCAAGGTCCAGATTTTCTTACCATTCTATTGCCATTTCTATCTCTAGTTTCTCTATTAAGTCTATTCTTTTCCATGTCTGGATCAAAGCCAAATCTATTTTGTAACATTTCGTCAGAGATAAGATTTCTATCAGCTAATTGAATTAATAGGGCTTTTTCACTCTCCTCATTAGATAGATCCATTCTATCAAATTCTATCTTTGCAGAATATTTAAAACCCATAGCCTTTTGAACTAAAGCCATTTCTTTTTCCCAAAAATCAACTATAACATCACGACCGTATTGTAGTCTTTGTGTTAGTGTTTTTAAGCTGATAAAGTTGTTGGTTGTTCCAGCTGCTCCGAATGTTCCTGTGAGAGTAGGAGGAATGCCTAGTCCAGCATAGACTGAATTTAAGTGAGGAATATATTTACCTTCACCGAGAAATTGATGAACGGTAGTTTTAGATTCTAGTAGCTCAATATCCGGACCCCATACTAGATCCATAGTACCACCACCAACATTATTTCCTAGAATTTGTGCTAGTTTAGCTGTTGCTGCTTTTGTTGGAGCGATTTTATGTTCTAGGCTACCTAGTTTAAAAATACGAATATTTGATATTGCTCCATCAAGAGCTGCCATGTCTGCTAGTTTTAGTTTCTCTATAACAACAATATCATCCATAATTGCATAAATCATAGGATAGGCCCATGCCTGCCAATCGTCTTTTTTGTAGTGGTAAACAATTGTTTTATCTGAATCTAATAGATATGGTTTCCTATTTTTAGCTGCTTCTATAATTTGTGGAGGTAACGATTCAATTATTTTTTTCTCTGCTTCTGTTTTGGGAGAATTAATAACTTTTCTTAAGCTAGCAGGAAGAGTTAGTTGATACGTTTTATTAGATACAAAAGAAGATAATGCCCCGCCAGATACGTCAACATAATATGGATCCATGAACGTGTATTTCCACGGAACTTCTCTTTTTTCTACTTTCAACTGATCTAAGTCTTGAACAATAAGATCTGGGCTAGAAATAGCTTTGTAAAGACTATCTGCAACTTTAATGCTTAATTTAGCTGTTTGTCTATTTATTACTAAATTACCAGTCTTATATAGGTTGTTTAAAAATCTTTCGCTTCTTTCTTTACCTCCCACCTTTTTAAACCATTGTCTATAGAATCTTTCTATTCTTTTGTTTTTATGGACTGGTTTTATTCCTTGAACGGCAAAGTCTGCCATTAAATCGATAACATTTTTTACCAAACCCACTCTTTGATAAACGTCTTCTGCTTTTTTAATGACATTTTTAACCTGCGAAGGAACTTCTTCGTCTGGTCTAAAGTAATAGTAATCAGATCTGGTTAGTCCTGGACGACCACTAGTATTGGTGTCTAGATTAGAATAGTCTAGTCTGAACCGACGAGAACCTTCTGCCTTTTGAATTCCTTGGTATTCGTCGAGAGATTCTGATGATTTATGTAAAGCTTGTTGTTTACTTTCTAAATCTTCTCCCCATGTCACATAAGCTTCTGGATTTTCTGTAGTAGCTTCTTTAATAACTTCGCTCTTTGGATATCTTTTAGCCATATTTATTTTAATTATATTGTGATTGTATTGTAGTTAGATTACTTTTTATACACCTATTGTCTATAGATTCCCTTGTAAATATCGTCGTTAACCGCAGATGTGAACCATTCTGGTCCTTTGTATAAGTCTCCGGTGCAATTGACAATATCTCGTCGATTTTCTCCTACCATATCATATTCGACCGGGCGTAAAGTGTATCTCATTTGTCTTGCTAACATATTGGCTATTACTAAAGAGCTATAACGGTCTTTTCTTAATCTTCCCTTTTTACCATTTGGCATTTTAACTTCTGGAGTATCCCAGCGATCACGAGCATTTGGTCCTGTGCTAGTTTGTGTCATTACAATAGTCGTCAATTCATTTTTCAACTCTTCTATTTCTAGGATACATTCACTTAAGGTGTCATAAAGATTATCTGTTAAATCTGTCCCTAATATATCTTTACCTTCTGAGTCTAAAGCTAGTCCAAGAGTTAGTGAATCAAATCTTGGGAATAATAAGGTTTTATCTTCTAGGTCTTTTCTTAAACCGTGGTTAGCTTGACTAGTCCAGTCTGCCTTTGCGAACTGTACCAACTCTATAATATGTTGTCCTGGTTGATCATCAGTGTCTTTTGATTTGTCATAATTAATAATTGGCCACAATAGAGTCTCTCCTTCTTCTAGTTTAGAAGGATCGTGTAAGGCTTCTTCGATAGCAACACCTCCACCTTGAGCATCCATTCCTATTCTAGAACATGGGAACGTTTTCATTAGATTGCGAATTTTTCTTGCACAAAATCCATAGAAATCATATTCCTTGACGAGCCCTGTTTTCTGCCGATCTTTAAAATTAGTTCTATTTGTAGTCCAACAATAAACTACTCTAGCATGATCTTGATAAACTTCTAGTATGATGATACTGAAATTATCTTGCTCTGAGGCTGGGTCAATTCCATAGACATATTGCTTAGAAGCATTTCCTACTGTTATCGGATCAAAAATAATAGGAGTAGTATTTATAACTACTGGATTTTGTTCTGTTACTACGCAGCTTTCGATTAAGCTTCTCTTAAAGAAGCCATTACTATCAGCTGTAAAACATGCTCCGTATTCCATATTATATATTCCGCTATGGATGGTTGCTTTAGCTCTGCTGACCTGTTTATCATCCATGAAGCCTTTCGGAATTAATTCATATGGGATTCTGATAATTGAATAATCTTTCCAATTAAAGTTATCTGGCACCTCCCCTTTGAATAATTCTTCTAGTTTTTGTTTGTTTCCTTTACTCTCTATGATACCTTTATACCTATTCCAGTACTGAGCAAAATGCTTGAAAGAATAGTCTGCAGTACCAGAAATAATAGCTTGGTTGCCCATTTTGGTATTTAATATTTCTAGATCTTCGTTCCATAATCCTGCTTCTAACATTGCTGCTCTTTTGGCTTGTTCTTTTACGTTTTGAATTGGACTAGCGCTAACAGCAGCGAACCCTGACACTACCGTCTCATAAATATCAGGACTAATAGAGGCAAATTCGTCCGCGATGATAATATGTGCTCTTAAACCTCTAATCTTACTACCATCACCCATAGGAACAGCAATAGTCCAGCTGTCGCCCAAGCGGATAGTACATCTATCAACGTCTCTTCTTGGTCCGTCATCATTCCCGTTGTAAATACTTCGCAAGATTGGACTATTGCGCCACATAGTTTCCATATATTCAAAAATGATCTTACTCTGTCTAAAAGCGGCACCAACGATAACTATTTTTGTTCCTGGATAAAAAGTACAACGCAATAAAGAATATAGGGCTAATAAGAATGACTTGCCCCAGCCACGGCTAGCAATATACATTGGAAAAGATCTTATCCAAAATTCTTGAAGAATTAGAACTTGCATTGGATGGAGTTCTATATTAAAAAGAATACGACATGTAGAACCTATGTAGTAAGGATCTCTTAGTAGTCTAAGTAAATGAAGATCCGGATTTTCTATGTCTTTTTCTAGACGATTTATCATAGGATTACTGGTTATGTCTAAAAGAGATAAATCTCCCAGACCAAGCCAAGCATCTTCAAATATCTGTTTTTGTTTGTCCTTCGAGCTCATAAACCCTTCTCATAATTGCTATGGCCATTTTTTCTGCATTAGATGCTGATCCGCAAAATAATACTTTGATGTTGAAATATACTTGTAGTTCTGTTAGGTGTTTTAGAATAAATCCGGGTGTTATCTTAAGCTTATCCCACATTTTCTTAGGAACATTAGACCCCACAGGATACTGTAAAACATCGTCAACATCGAACTCAAGTAGAATGAACGGATACTTATATGTTGCTATTCTCGATACAACATCTTTGAATCTTTTTTCTGTAATATTTGTTGCAATTTCACTCACGCTCTTTTTTCGTTCTATGCATAAAAGGTGTTCTAGTCCTTCTATCGAATAGTCTCCAGTGTCAAGCTTTCTAGAAGCTGTTTCATGTCTGGGAAATTCCCAAGGTTGTTGTTCTCTTGTATCTACTATTATTTTGATATTGTTATAGTCAATCATTGTTTTTTCTGTTGTAGTATTCTAAGGAAAACTGCTTCGTAACTATCCTCCATGCCCTGTATCATTTTATGGTGATCTTTGCATAAAGTGATTCCGTTACCAACTTCAAATCTTAATCCTGGAAAATTAGCCCAGGTTTTAATATGATGAGCATTTAATTTTTTATTATTTACACATCCAGGCCACTGACAATGGAAATTGTCTCTTTTATAAACATCTTTTCTCCATTTCTTATACTGAGGATCTTCAAAATTTCTAAACATGAGAGTATTCTTTTATGTCAGAGTTAACCATGTCTTCTACTAGTTCTTGAAATGATATTTCTGGTTCCCATCCTAGTATGCCTTTAGCTTTAGTTGGTTGTCCTTTTAAGTAGTCTACTTCTGCTGGTCTGTATAGGCTAGGATCTATCTGTACATATTTTTTATAGTCCAGATTAACTAATTCAAAAGAAGCCTTGAGAAAATCTAATACTGTTCTAGTCTGTCCAGTAGATATTACATAATCATCGGCGCTATCATGTTGTAACATCATCCACATAGCTTTTACATAGTCTTTAGCATGGCCCCAGTCTCTATGGATGGAAAGATTTCCTAAGCTCAAAGGAGTTTCTGTAGAATAAATTCCTCCAACAACTTTTCCTAGATATTTAGTTATCTTTCTGGTAACAAAGTTTTCGCCTCTTCTTGGACTTTCATGATTGAATAAAATTCCAGAACAAGCAAATAAACCATATCCTTCTCGATATAGTTGAACCATTCGATGAGCAGCTAGTTTTGATACTCCGTAAGGACTTTGAGGTAATAGTTCAGTATTTTCATCCTGATACTTATTTCCATCTTTGTCTGTTGAAAAGTTTCTCCCAAACATCTCGCTTGTACTAGCTTGGTAGAATTTTGTAGCAGAAGAATGGTTCTTGATGGCCTCTAGAATATTGATAACTCCAACACAATTAATTTCCATAGTTGTACTTGGCTGTTTAAAACTGGTTGCTACATGACTTTGTGCAGCTAAATTGTAAAACTCATGAGGTTGAAATCTTGATATGGTCGAAGATACTGTTGCCGGATCTGTAAGGTCAAATTCTTCTAATTGAAAATTAGGATTATGAATAATGTGATTTAGTCTTTCAAAGTGGTATGAGCTGGTTCTTCTGTATAAACCAACTACATGATATCCTTTGGATAATAATAATTCTGCTAGATAGGAACCATCCTGTCCTGTTACTCCAGTAACCATAGCGATTTGATTATATTTTCGTGTTTTCATATTATTCAACGCTCTCTGGGGTTAAAAAAGGCTTGTCTATTCCTCCGTCATTATATTCATGAAATTCTGTAACTTTTTTCTTCATCTTTGCTGTTGCTAAAGCTAAGATTTCCATTTGCTTACCTTCTCTTTCTCGGATTTCTTCATCCTCTAACATTCGTATTAGTCCTGTCCAAGAACTTTTACCGTCTTCTATTCGTTTGATTCTTTGTTCACGAGTTGCCTTAAGATCTTTACTAATTTTTTGCTGTTCATTAAGGAGCTTTGTATATTCATTAGTATAATTAGCGATACTGTTGCGGGCAAAACCAAGCTGTGTTTCAAGGTTGGCCAATTTTGGAATATCTCTTTCGATTTCTGGTTTGGCATATTGGTCGTCCACCAGTCTTTGGAGTTTTTCTGTGTCTGATATGTGACGCTTACGTTCTTTCATACTTCTGTTAATAAGAATATCTATGGTGATGAATTGTTTGATTTGGAGTTCTTCTGCAGGAAGGACGTCTTCTCTAAACTGTTTAATTAATCCTATCCAAGTATCTTCAAAATATTTTAATTCTCCTGTGTCCTCGTCAAACTGACGAACTATTTCTGTCCAGAAAGTTTTTGAGTGAAGTTTATATCGAAGAGTCTCGTCGTCCTTCTTTTCGTCACTAGAAATAAATAGTTTTTGTTCTTCAATATATCTTTTGACTGGTGCTGTGCTTCTGTTAAGATACTCTGCAATATCTTCTATGGACAATGAATCAACATTGTCTCTTATGTATTTCTCTTCATCTAGTGATAACTGTCCACGTTTTTTATTCATTGTCGGCTATTATTTGCTGTATATGTTTTTGTAATTTTTTAATATCGGCTTTATTAACCTTTGCCCCGTGCTTTAAACGTAAGAAAATCTCTCTATGCTCCCCTTGTAGGCTATGGTCTAGTTTTTCGATCAGTTCTTTATTACCCATTATATATTGAAAATCTTCATTATCTTTATTACGAAGCAGGGATTGGTCTTCTATTGTTGTGGGCTTCATTATATTTTTCTTACTGTCATTTCTATCATACCACTTCTTATAAAGCTCACAGTCCATGTGATTACTAAACTCTGTACATTGATTATCAGATTTTTTAAAGCCTTTGTCAAAAAACGGACAAGTTAAACAAGGCTTATCTGGTCTTTTGTAGTTATCCCTCTTGTAGTTAAACAGTCTATTTCTAACGTGAGTCCAAAGAAAGTTTTCAAGAGGTCGCTTATTATCATATTTTTCAAGACCCTCTAAAGCGAAAATGGCTGCTTGTTGATACATGTCGTCATAGCTATGATAGCCGAATTTAAATTTATGACCTAATCTTTTGCTTATATTGTCAAGTACTTTTAAGAATTCTTCTTCGCTAACACCATTAGGCAGCTGATTATTGGTCGATTTTTTCTTTTTCTTCATTTTGTAAAAGTTCTGCTATACTTTTCCCCTCGTCTAGTTGTAGTTCTTCTTCCGTAACGATAGCATCCTCAGTAGCACAAGCTTTAACTACCAAAACTGACGGAACGATCTTAATGTCATCAAAATTACTCATGAATAATCCCCTAAATTAAAGGTTACAAACTATACTATATTTTTGTACACTTTTTGTCAACAAACTAATCTAATTAGAAGAGATTAATAAATTTTAGTTGATCGGTTCTTGCATAATATTATCAAAAACCTATTATATTCTTGTTGATGGTGGATTTATCTAAAAATACATAGGAGACCAACGAAATGGCCACATACAAGAAATGGACCCAAACAGACCTGGATTTTATTCAAAATAATCAGAAGCTTTATAGTGACGACGAATTGGCCTCTAAACTATCTCAGGTTTGTGGTCAAAGTATTACTACCGCTATGATCAGACGACAAAGGCGCAAGCTAAATATTGAAAAGCCAAAGGGTCGCCGCCCCAAGAATCGTGCTGTTCCACTAGAACCTGTGGTTCAGCAAGGTTCTAATTAACTATCCATGTGTGGAATAGTAGCATATAAGGGCAGGCAGAAATGCTTGCCCTTTTTACTTGAGGCACTGAAAAGATTAGAGTATAGAGGCTACGATAGTGCCGGAGTGAGTTATATTGTCAACCACTCTTTAATTACTAATAAGCAGCCTGGGTGTGTTCAGGATCTTAAAAATACTATTTCTAATATGGAAATAGAAACTTATGTGGGAATTGGCCATACTAGATGGGCAACCCATGGAAAACCTTGTGCAAGAAATGCTCATCCTCATGTTACTAGTGATAATAGACTAGCTATGGTTCATAATGGTATTATTGAGAATTATCTGACATTGAAAGAAGAAATGCTGGAGAAAGGTTATAGGTTCTCGTCTGATACTGATAGTGAGGTCTTCTTATATTTAATATACGACTATTTGATCAAAGAGACCAATAGTTTATTTGATGCCATTAAACTAGCAAATGAGAGGGTTGTGGGGGCCTTTGCTGTGGTGGTGGTAGATAGTTTACATCCTGATATTTTGGTTTGCTCCAGACGAGGAAGTCCTTTGGTTATTGGAGTAAAGGATAAAGAATATTTTGTGTCTTCTGATCCTATGGCTTTATCTGGATATGCTGATGAAATGATAGTATTAGAAGATAATAGTGTGTGTAAAATAGGTCAAAATATTGATTGTTATAATATGAATGATCATAAGTTATCTTATTGTAATATTCAAAAGCTTCATTATCAGATATTTAATATTGAAAAGGGCGAATATGAACACTTTATGTTAAAAGAGATTCATGAGCAGCCCAAATGCGTAGAAGATTGTTTGGGAGGGCGTATTGATGGATATCGAATAAAACTTGGGGGATTATTAGGGTATGAAGAGATTTTATCAAAAGCAGAACATATTACAATCATAGCTTGTGGAACTAGTTGGCACGCTGGACTTTTAGCAAAGTACTATTTGGAAGAATTTTGCAAGATAAAGGTGAGTGTGGAG